TCTGCAACAAATTTACGTACAACGCCGTTGATTATACCATTGCCTGTGTCTCTGCCTACTTCCCATTTATATTTGCCTGACGGTCCTTCATACACCGATTCGTTGCCCCATTCATTGCGGCAGATCGTCTTGATGTTTTCAAGTACCTCTATACTTTTAGCCATTGTGTTTTGCCTCCTTGAGCCATTAGTTTTAATAATACCAGTTTTACCAGTATTAGTATTATAATACACTGCTTCAGAGGTTTTGTCAATTGTAGATTTTACCAATTTTACCACTTTGTGTTCGTAATTGGATTTATTGTCCAGATTGGACGAAGATAGATTTGCTTTCATGCCTTGATTCTCCTTTTATATGCCTTTGTGCCTAAGTTGCCTTAGTGTATGTGTATTTATTATACGGGATAGTGGCCGTTAATTAAAATTTCCATACCACTATTGGAGATATCACTAAAAGATTGTGTACTGTCCGTTCCGTTAGCGTCTACTGTGACAATAGTAAAGAATGAATTACTTTCTTCAATTTGAGCATGTACTGTAACACCTCCACTAAATCCAGATACGTTATACAGCATAATTGGAAATCCTGTTTGTCCGCCTTGATCAGTTAAGTCAGCACATGCAAATGGAAGACTAATTCTTATATCACCTGATGGTAATGCCTGTCCGTTTGACGTTTGTAGTTTACCACTAATGAAACAACGGTTTCCTATTTTAGTGTAACTCATTTTTTGGAAGCCTGTAGTTGTTGTTAAACTTCCGCTTGATGATCCTGTAATTGTATAATCATGTAATCCTTCTGCATATGTATCAAGTTGTGCAGTTGCTACTTTACCTGTACCGCCATCAATGATCATTGTAGAATCATCTGCAAACACGCTACCTCTTACGTCACCTTTAAGTATTCCGTTAAGTGTACCATGTAGTTGTCCTGTTAAGCCGTCAAGTACTAGAGTAGAGTTATCACTAAACACACTACCAGTAAAGTTACCAAGTATAGAATCACCTGCTTTGTAGTAACCTGAATCATTTGTAAGAACACTTATATTGTCACTTGCTTGTAGGAAACTTGTTCCGTCAATAGTAACAGTTGGTGTAGTTTGGTCTTGTGCGGCAGTAACCGTAACACCGTTAGTACCTAAAAATTGGAAAGTACCTTGGTTAGCCATGTTAAAGCCTGTTGAATCATCACCAACAATATTAAAGTTAATTGCTTGTTCGTTTGTTAAGTAACCTGCGTCATTAGTTAATCTACTAATATTAGAACCGTCAGTTAAGTAGTCAACTAGTGTACCACTTTGTGCAATCCCTTTTGTATCAAATGTAATTCTATTATATGTACCTGGAGCAATAGGACTGTCAGCAAGTGAAACGTTTATTGATGTTGTACCAGTACCTGTTACATCACCAAACAATGTAATTGCTTCATTGCCACCGTCGATAGTAATGTTACCTTCTGCATCGGTTGTAGTTGTAATGTTACCTGTACCAGCAAACTTAATTGTTTCGTCTTTGACTACTGTTCTAACTGTGCTATCATCACCTGTTACAAACAGTTGTGAAATATACCCTGCATCGTTTACAAGTTCACTTACATTGTTGCCTGTTTCTAAACCTGAGGTAATGTAACCTGGATTGACAAAGTTTACAGTTATGTTTCCTTCAGCATCACTTGAAGTTGTTAAGTTTGTTCCTCCAAGTATCTTAATGTTTTCGCTTTGTTTAACAACACGCATTGTAGAGTCATCTGCTCCAATGCTAAACAAGTTGTTTTCAATACTTGTAAATCTGCTTGTAACTGTTGTTGCGAAGTTTCCATCGTCATTAAGTGCCGCGGCCAATTCATTTAGAGTGTTTAATTGTTCAGGGGCACTGTCTAGTACTGCCGCTACCTTAACGTCTACTTGTGCTTGTGTATAAGCGTCTGTGATACCATAGCCTGTAAGTGTAGTCGGTGTCCCTGTAACACTACCCCAAGTAAAGTCTTGTGCTACACCTGTAATTGTAATATTGCCTTCAGCATCACTTGCTGTTGTAATTGCAGTTCCGCCTAAAACTTTAACATCTTCACCTGCATTGATTGTACGCATTGTACTATCATCTGCACCTATACGGAAATTATATGTTGATCCTACTTGGTCGGCTGTTACGTAACCTGCATTGTTTGTAAATTCTGTAATGTTTGCACCACTAGAAACAAAGTTGCTATCGTTAGTAAATGAACTAACTGTTGTAGGTGCTCCGCTTAAAACACTGTAAGGTATTGATCCACTTACACCGTCAACAAGTAATGTACTGTCATCTGCAAATACTGAACCTTTTAAATCTGTGTTAATTAAATTTTCTAAACTTATTGATAAAGCAAAAGCCGCCGCATCAACTTTAATTTGTCCTGTTGTTCCTAGTACTGTAAATGTATCGCCTACACCAATACTACCTGTACCTGTGTTACCTGCTGTTGCTATTGCTTGTTGGTATGTAGTTAATGTTGGACCTGTAATTGTAATATTGCCTTCAGCATCACTTGCTGTTGTAATATTTGTACCACCAAGTATTTTAAAACCTTCACCTGCATTAATGTCACGCATGGTTGAATCGTCTGCACCTACATTCAATGTAAAGTTATTTGGAATATCTGCAAGTGTAACATACCCTGCATTGTTTGTCCACTGAGTAATGTTACCTGATTTGTTTACTAGTGTGTCTGATGAACTTGCAGTAATAAATCCTGTGTCGTTTGTAAGGTCTGAAACGTTAGCAGGTCCTGTAATAGTAAGTGCACCAGTACCTGTGTTAACACTTGTTGAAATACTGTTAGCACCTAAAATTTGTATTGTTGAATCTGTTGATACTTGATAACTTGCAGAAGCATCATCTGCAATGTTCCATTTGTATGTTCCTGCTAGACTTGGTCTATTAGTTAAGTCTGCATAGTCACCTGACGTTGCTACTGTTGCGAATGCAGTATTAACAGCACTTGTAACTAGTCCTTTAGCATTTACCGTTACAGTATTAAATGTTCCAACGTTGGAGTTTATTGTGTCAAGAGTAAGTGTAACTGTACTTGCGTTTGCGGCAATGGCTCCACCAGTGTTACCACTCATGTCTCCGTCAAATGTAATGTTTGGTCTGCCTGTTAAATCTCCGTATCCACCACTAGTTGCTACTGCGGCAAATCCTGCTTCTGTAATTGTTTGATTGATCCAAGCACCGGTACCTGTATCATATTGTAATAATTCATTGTCAGCAATACTTGTTATATTAACATCAGTAAGTGTGCCTAAATTGTCTCCACTAACGTCAGTAATAAAAGCCGATGTTGCATTGTTGTATTGTGATAGGTCAGTGTTAGCACTTATAGTAATATCACCTTCAGCATTTGAAGCAGTACTAATTACTCCACTGTCACCTAGTATACCTAAGTTCTCACCACCTTGTACAATTCTAACTGTACTATCATCTGCACGTAATTCAACTCTACCAATAGCACTAGCAACAATATCTTCTGCACTTTGTAGACTTAATGTAACAGCATCTGAGTTTGAATCAACAGTAAAATTAACTCCTGGGCCTCCAATTACCGTAAGTGTGTCATTGTCTGCGTCTGCAACTACTTGCCCTACGCTAGACCCGGCTTTTTGAAAGGCCATTATACGGAATGAATCGATTACTTTTACTGACATATTTTATGGTTCTCCTTACTGTATTTACCGTTGATAAAAGAATAGGAGCATTGTTTCCAACACTCCTATCTTTTAAATATACTTGTTTTAAATGTAATGTCGCCTACGGCGTGGATAGAGTCCGTTCTATACTGTGTTCTTTTTGTTATAGTTAAAGGTGCTTTTGTATATACACTATTATTTATATTGCTCTCTATAGTACGCAACTTTTCTGTTGCCAGGTAAGTTGCCAACCCCTACGTGCCTAAACTAGGCCGCTAATGCCATTTCTGGCGCATAATTGTCATTTGCAATTATAAGTTTTCTTCGCGATAACCGTGCTTAGATCCGGGTAACTCCACTAACTCTATTAACTACCAGTCGATCCTATTTCGACCCCATCATAAGCACACTCAGTAAATGTGTTTATGGTGGAGTCGCCCGGTACCGCCCCGGGGTCCTGAATAGCGTTTGAATTGCTTCAACGTTACATAATATAGTTATACTATCTTTTAACCAAAAAGTCAACCTTTTTCTTCAGAATCTATTAGTGTGCATCTATTACGTAATAACTAATGCTCAAGAAAATACTCAATATTAACAATGGAGAGTTATGACAGATGATAGATCAGTTGATAAAACATTTGAAAATGAACAAAGTACAGTAACTATACCTCTTAAAGACTATGACAAGTTAAGAGAAAAACAAAAATATATTACAGATAAAGATATGATATCTGTAGTAGATAAAATTGAAGAACTAGTTAGAGCCTTACGAAAACATATTGTAAGAACGGAGATAGAATAATGGCCAAAATGAGAACATATACTTTCTACGACGGAGACAATGTAGAAACTAAAGAAGAAATGAGTTATAGGAAAGCAGTACGCTCTTTCCAAGGTAGCACAAAAAGTAAATCAGTTAGAGTAGAATGGACAGCCAAAAAAGGCGGAACATACGAAATGATACAATCATTACCATTAGGTAGAAAAATAAGACAGGCGGCAATACTAGAAAAGAAAAGAGCGGCCTTAAAAGCAAAGTTAGGAAAGTAATATGAAAATACATAAATCTTTTGAAGGACATGTTTCACAACCTAAGAAAACAAGTCAAGCAGGTACTAAAGCACGTTGCAAGTTTTCATCAATGAATAAATCTAAAAAACGTAGTCACAAGTTTTATAGAGGACAAGGAAAATAATGGCTGGAGTAAAAGCACGTGGAATTATTACTAACCACTTAAAAAGATATCACAAAGAAAGAGAAATTATACCTTGCAAATATATTGCTGAAGGCAAAGGTAAAGGTATAATGGTTGCTCAATATAAAGATACTAGAGATTTAGTAGTTGATGATAAAGATATTCCTATTGCTTGGGGTAGAGCCTAAACACCGTTAGCATATACGTTAGGTGAGCCAGCAGTCATTGCTCCGGCATCAGTACTATCTGTAACTCTAGCAACAGGCAATCCAACAACAAAAACATTTAATGAACCTTTGTTTACTACAGCAACATGTGGTGCACAAGGTGGCGAAGGTGGAAATGGGTGTGCCACTGTAGGATCTGTTTCTCTGGCAACTAATATACCGTTAGCATATACTGTTCCTTGTGCAGGAGTGTCTAGTATAGTGGTCGCGGCACAAATATGGCCTGTTGTGAGTGGATCATTTTTTCTGCATACGTTTGGCATGCTAGTATTTATTTTATTTTACTTTGAGATTTGGTGGTGCAGTTACTATGCTCGATGTTTGTTGTTGATATAGTTCTGCAAACTGCTTAATAGTTTTAGTAATAACCATTATGCTTTCTTTTTTAAACAAATAACCTTTGTCAGGATCACCTGTAAATAAGAACTGTTGTAACCCTAACCCTTGCCCATTCATTACAAGAGTAAGAGGAGTTTTAATCTTAAAACCCTTTTCATTTTCTTCTGTAAGTTTACCTACAATTTCTTCGCCGGAGTTAAGTTTAAAAGTAACTGTATCTCCAACTTTATATGGTGCTTCTATTAACATTATATTGTGTGTCCTGTTCCGTTATAACCTGTTTCATCAATGTAGTTTACAAGTTGATCATAACCCCCAATAGTTTTTCCATTGATTTTGATTTGTGGTACAGTTCTTGCAGTTGGGAACCACTCCATTAATTCTTCTCTAGTGTAGTCAGTTCCTAAAGATTTATATGTATGTTCAAGTTGTCTTGTCTTGCACAGATTTACTGCTTTAACACAATACGGGCAACTTGGCTTTCCGAATATTTCGATCATAGTTTGAAGTCCTTAAATGTATCTTTGTTAATGTCTTGTTTAACACCGCCAACGATATAACTTTCAACTTCTGTTTCTTGTGGGGCAACTTGTAGTCCTGCACTTGACAACCAATGTTGTGTCCACGGTAGCGGATTAGTGTTTAATGGACGATCATATAACATATCAAGTCCTAGTGCTTTCAATCTCTTGTTAGCAATAAACTCAACATAAGCATGAAGAAGATTAGCATTAAGTCCAATCATACTTCCGTCTTTGAATAAGTAGTTCGCCCAATTCTTTTCTTCCTCAACACATTCACGCCATAGGTCATAAACTTCATCTTTAAGTTCTACTGCGATTTTAGCCATGTCTGGATCATCGTCACCTTTAGCCCAATGTTTGAGAATGTGTGTACTTAGGTTAAGGTGTGTTGCTTCATCTCTTGCAATAAGACTAATAATCTTAGCACTACCTTCCATCATTTTTAATTCGCCAAATGCAAACGTACATGCAAATGAAACATAAAAACGTAAACCTTCTAAAATGTTTACAGTCATCATTGCTTTGTATAATGCTTTCTTAACATCATAGAGATTACCTTGATCTTTATTAAAGTAATTGTTTGCAATGTCGTTAAACTCGTCATAGTATTTTGTAACACTAATTGCACGTTCGATAATTTTTTCATCATCAAGGATAGTATCAAATACTTCACTAGGATTAGCATATACATTTTTTACAATGTGTGTATATGAACGTGAGTGAATTGTTTCAAAAAAGTCCCAAGCAATAATACAACCTTCTAGTTCTGGATTTGAACAGTAAGGTAAAAAACTTAGACATGGTCCACGTCCTTGTACACTATCAAGTAGTGTTTGGTATTTTAAATTACTTGTAAAGATATGCTTTTGTTCATCACGAAGTTGCTGATAGTCACCTCTATCTTTTTGTAGACTAACTTCCTCTGGTCTCCAAAAATAACCAAGCATTGTTTGATTAAGTTTATCGTACTCAGGATATTTGAATATGTCATATCTCTGTGTGTTTTGATCTGCTCCGAAGAACATATGCTCTTTTGTAAAATCAACCTTCTCTCGGTTAAAAACTGTCTTTGTCATCGCTTTAGTATTACCCTTCTTCTTCGTCATAAATCCTTAAATGGCACACGCATCACACATTTCATCATCTTGATCAACTGTCTGCGTATCACCGTTCTGGCCATTTGTATGACCGTTTGTACCATTAATTATAGCACCATTTGTTTTGTTGTCAACCGCTTGTTGTTCCAATTGGTCAGCATCATCTTCAGCACCTTTGAAGTCATAAGTGTTTTGATAGTAACTTGTTTTCCAACCCATCTTATATGTTGTCAACATGTCTTTCATCATAATACTCATAGGTACTTCGTTGTTCTCATACTGTAACGGATTATATGACCAGTTACCACTAATGGCTTGGTCGAAAAACTTTTGCATTACAGCGACGATATTTATGTAACCTTCGTTACCTTTCATGTCCCATAGTAGGGTATAAAAGTTCTTTAGTTGACTATACTGTGGTACAATCTGCTTAAGAGGTCCTTTCTTGCTTTTCTTAACGGACAAGTATCCTCTAGGTGGTTCAATACCGTTGGTAGCGTTCGACACAACGGAACTGCTCTCCGAAGGCATTTGTGCGGACAATGTGCTGTGGCGTAACCCGTGTTGTTTGATACTAGATCTAAGAGTCTTCCAATCATGGTTTAATTTCTTTCCGACGATTTCGTCAACTTCTTGCTTGTATGTGTCAACAGGTAAAATACCATCACTATATTTTGTTCTATTAAAGTATTCACAAGCACCTCGCTCTTTGGCAAGTTTGTTACTTGCTTTGAGCAAATAGTATTGGAAACTTTCTGTTAAATCATGTACAAGTTTCCATGCTTCTTTATCGGCATAGTTGACTTTGTGTTTTGCTAGGTAATGTGCTAGGCCGATATAACCAATACCTAATGAGCGTCGAGCCTTTGTGCTGATCTCAGCGGCTTTTACAGGATATCCTTGATACTCAATAATTTCCTCTAATGCTCGAACGGACAACTCACACAGTTCTTCAAGTTCTGAATTTTCTTTGTTTAATGTTAATGCACCTATATTAATCGCACTTAAAATACATAATGCAATTTCGCCTTCAGCATCATCAATATGCTGAATAGGTTTAGTAGGCAATGTAATCTCTTGACATAAGTTACTCATGTAAATAGGATCTTTAAATGAACTGTGTGTATTACAGTGATCAACATTCATAATGTAGATACGTCCTGTTTCTGCACGTTCTTTTAACACTGCTGAAAATAATTCATGTGCATCCATTTTCTTTTTACGAATAGATGTTTTACGTTCATACATTTCATATAGTTCTTTAAACTTTTCATTGTCGCCTGAATAAAATGCTTCATATAATCCTGGCACTTCGTGTGGCGAGAAAAGAGTTATGTCTCCACCGGACAATAACCTTTCATACATTAATTTGTTAAGTTGAATAGAATAATCTAACTTACGTACTCTATTATCATCTGTACCTTTATTATTTTTTAGTACAAGAATATCTTCAATTTCATAATGCCAAAGTGGGAAGTGCGTAGTTGCACTACCACCACGTACACCATTCTGTGTACAACTTCTTACTGTTGCTTCATAAACTTTTAGGAACGGAACTACACCTGTGTGTGCTACTTCTCCGCCTCGGATCTTCGAATTGATTGCTCGTACTCGTCCCGCATTGATTCCAATTCCTGCCCTTTGAGCAATGTAGTAACCGATTGCACTATTACTGCTAAAGATACTAGGAAGAGTATCATCCACATCAACAAGAACACAACTGGCAAACTGACGAATAGGAGTACGCACTCCAGCCATGACAGGGGTTGGTATGTTGACTTTAAAAAGTGAGGTCGCGTCATAATATTTTTTCACGTAGTTTAAACGTGTCTCCTGTGGGTATTCAGCAAACAACGTTGCCGCGATCATCATGTACATAAATTGCGGAGTTTCATAAATTGCTCCACTGCTTCTATCTTGACAAAGGTATTTGTCTACTACTTGTCTTAGACCTGCGTATGTAAATTCTTCATTACGATCGTGTTTAATAAATGTATTTAATTTTTTAAGTTCTGTTTCAGTATATTTGTCACGTATGTTAGAGTCGTAAACGCCTCGCTCAATATTAGCATCTATAACTTGAGAAAGAGTCATGTGTTCATAAGTTCCGTAAACTTGTTTGTGAAGTCCGTATAATAACAATCTTGCCGCGGCATATTGATAGTTAGGTGATTCAAGTGATATTAAATCATTTGCACTTCGAATTAAAATGTTTTGGATTTCGTCAGTTGTCATTCCGTCGTAAAATTGTAAATCCGCATTCATTTCAATTTGTGATGCTGATACACCTGTAAGTCCTTCACAGGCTTCTTCTACAACAAAATGAATTTTATCTAAGTCTAACTTTACTTTACTTCCGTCTCTCTTGGTTATAAAAACTTCTTTAGATGCGTTCATTATGTCCTCTTTTCTATACGTTCTTTTATCATGTGTGCAGTCCAGTATTTAATACAAAAACTACAATTCAATTGTTTCTTGGCAAACCATACTGTCTGGCAATTCACTACTTATACAAACATTATTATTTTGATAGTCAATAATATTGTCTAAAACTTTAACTACATTATAGTATCTTTTTGTCGTATGGTCTATATATATTTTTATCAATACAGACGTTTTGGTAAACCTTGTAGTTAACTTCAGGGTATGTCCTATCATAAGGGGTATACCGACGGGACAATACCGGTTTTCTTTAATTAACTCCCAAGGCGTTGGCCACTGTTGAGAATTGTAAGGGTTAAGGTATTTGTCTGTAACCGGAGCAGTCTTCCAGAACTCTAAAGATGCTCTGTAAGGGTCAATACACTCTTCGAGTGTATCTCTAAAAGTTCGCCATTGTGTTATACGTTCGTCAGTATTTGTATCTAAGAACATCTATGCAAAGTAACTGATAGAATAACTTAGGGTTCCTATACCATTACCGATTGGGTTTCTATACTTAACTAATAAAGTTTCACTACCTGATGTACTGTCCATGTCATCAAGTACTGCTGTCCATTCGATAGCACCGTCGCTCGTGCCTGTATGACTGTAGTTGTCTGTTATGTTTATACTACTGTCATTTCTAACTGTAAGTGTTAACTTACCTTGTCTAGTTGTATCACTAGATGTTCCGTCTTTTACAACAAGATAATCAATGTATGCAATCTTATCTTTGGTAAAAGGTAATTTAATAATTTGTGTAGGTGCATCTACTTCTGATAGTGTTTCAGTTTTCAAACGTGATTTAGTATAATGCAATCCATCAACTGTTGGTTTAAATGGAACTGCACTTAATGAAGTTTGATTTACAAATGCATCTCTCTCAAAAAAGTCTCCAACACTTGCACATAGTTCACCGTCAAATTTAATTACACTTGTTTGTGGTGAGTTTTGTCCGTTGCCGTTGTTAGCAACATCAATAAACATATTTGAAGATGATGTGTGTCCATATGGAGTTGTGTTGTTTGGTGCATGTACCGCAATACCAAAGTCATCAATCTTATCAAATTTACAATTAGTAATTAAGTAATGTCTTGGACCTTGTGCTTGAGAACCTGATCCTGAACTTGTTCTACCTAAGTCAATACCAACATGACCAAATGTAAACAAACTATCTTTAATTGTAATTGTTTGTGTGTCGTATATACTGTAAACACCAATACTTAATTGTGTAAACTGACAGTTACTAATTGTAACGTTTTCAGATGTAAGTGCACCTAAGCCTCTTACTTCAATACCAGACTGTGCCGCATCTAATCCTTGTAGTGCATTCCATGTACCTGTAAATTTAACATTATCAATAATACTTTCTGTTGTATTATCTAAGTAAAGTAATGGAGCATCTGCTGTTACTGTTGCGTCAACTGTTAGTGTCATACCTTGTATCATAATATTTTGTGGACGGCTAATGTTTTGCATCGAAGCAAACTCTACATAACTTCCTGGAGTACTATTTCCGCCTACTGTTTGAAAAACAGGTTTTGCAGTTTGTGATAATTCATTTGTATCAACGTGCATTGTGATAATAGTTTTGTCAGGTCCGTCACCTATAATATTTGCATAAGGTGGAATATGAATTGTGTTTGTAATTTTATATGAGCCTGCTTCAAACTTTAATGCTCTTCTTGAATTTGCATTAAACTTGTCGCTACTGTTTAAAAAGATTTGATCAACTGCTCTTTGTAATGCTTCAGTATCATCTGAAACACCGTCACCAATTACACCAAAACTTTTAATACTTACGATATCATCTAAACGTGTTTGTATATTTCTTTTAATCGGATTGTTAGAAAACTCGCCTGTTTGTACAGTTGCGTCTGTGTTTCCTTGGAATTCATATTGATCAAGTAATTGAAAAATGTTTGTTTTTTCTGTTAGGATCTCAGTATTTCCAACAGCCGGAGCACCTTCGGTTACACTGCCATTACCAATATATAATTTTTGTGTGTCTACTGCCCAGCCTAATTCTGCACTGGCAAGTTGTGGTAAACCAGTTATAGTTTCCTTACCACGTCTATGTTGAATTTTTGAAATCTGTACGACTGCCACTGTGTTCTCCTAATTTATATGTGTATTTACCAATTAGAAGTGATGATTGGCATAGTAATCTTCAACTCGCTTTAACCATTCGTTAGACCAGTGTTCAAACTCATCTGCTACTAGGTCAAACTGCTGGTATTCTAATGCTCTACTACACATAAACACATGTCCTTCACGTATATCAGTGCCGTATACTGCATTGTGTGCCATAGCATATGCCGCCATCTGCAAATAGTAATCCTCTACCCATTCTTTTTTCTTAGGCTTGTTAGTTTGTTTAAAGTCCATAATACAAGGAGTTCCTTTGTACTGTCCTACAACATCACAAGTACCTGAATACATCTGTGGATAGTATAATGCTTGTTCAATACCCCACACTTCATCTACATCTACTAGAGCAGATTCGATAATTACATCAGCCATTTTGTTTGCTTGAACATGTACTAGGTTGTTGCCCGGCTTACGTTCTTCGCCAATAAGAAAACGTTCTAAATTGTTGTGCATTGCTGTACCAACACCTGCGGCCTCAGTTACAATTTGCTGTGCTTGTTGTTCGCCCACTCGCTTTTTCCATGCGATTAAATGCGTCATATCCTTCGTCTTACCTAGGATCGTTGTGACGCTTGGTGTTTTACTACCATCGGGTGCTTCGTAAAGTCTTTTGCCTTGTAAGTTTATTTGTTTAACTGTGTGATACTTGTAACGTTCCACATAAGTTGGTGGGGTATGTTTGTCCATTAATAAAAAATCCTGTAGTTGTAGTATTAATTATAACTTCTAAAGGGGACGAATGTCAAGTTATGAGCGTCGGTTTGTTGCTCGTTTTGCCATTTTTTCTACATTATTGGTTGGACTAGAGTCAACATCGTCAACTGTACCATCTGCATCACGTTGCATTTGAGTGTTAAGTGTAACACCGTCTTGGTCAAAGTTTTTTATAACTGCTTTAACTTCATCTGATCTATCATACAAGTCTTTGAAGATTCCATAATCAAAACTGCCATGACCGTTTGCTTTCATAAGCGAACCTATTGCTTGATAGGATAGTTCAGCAGTATTGTTTGTTTGGTTAGCACGTTGAATTTGATTGCGGAAAAGCAATACTAAATCTTGTTCTAAGTCACTACCTGAAAATTCAAATAGTCTCATGTTCGACTCCTTATCGAGCCAACTTGTTCATTATACGAGTTGATTCCGCTACTGATTTTTTCTTAGGTGTGTATGACTCTGGTGTATCATTTTCTTCATCGCTACCATTATATTCGTCATAGAATTCTGCATCACCATGCTTTTCAATAAATGCTTTTCTAGTCATGCTTTCAGCATCATCTTCTAATCCTCTTTTAACAGCACCTTCGCCAATTGACTCACGCTTTTCTCTACCTGCAGTTTCTTCTCCACCACTTGCGGCGTCACTTGCACTAAACTCATCTGCTGGATCAATAGGATCAACTGCATCAACTGGTCCGTCTGCATCTACATCCATTGCAGGATCTAGTTCTTCTTCGCCTTCTGGATCAGCACCAATAGTATCTGCTGGTGTTTGTTCGCCTGTAACAATTTGTACACCGGCTGTAAGTGCTTCACGTGATGTAGTTAATACCTCTTGTGTTGCTTCTAATGCAGGTTTAACTGTTGCAACAAATGCTTCTGATTGTTCTAGTCCTAGTTCATCTCTAATTGAGTCTGCTAGTTCTAACATTCCTTCTGCACCCATTTCAGCAACATCTTCTAAGAATGCTGTAAATCTATCTACCATGTCTTTAGCGGCCATTGTTAATTCTGCTTGTTCTTCAGCACCTTCTTTAACAATTTTACTTTCGCCTACTGCTTCAGCACTTGGCATTCCTTTTTTCATTGCCTTTAATCTTTGTACACCTTGCATACTTAAGAAAGGTTGCATCATTGATGTCATAGCATCTCTAAAGCCATCAATTTGTTGTTTGTTTAACGGCTTACCTTGCATGATCTTTTCAATTGCCATTCTAGCCAAGTTTGCTTTACTTGGATCGTCCATTACAACTCTTAATGCTGTAAGTACTTTAGAATCTTGTTTCGTATTGTTATCCATGTTAGGGTCAACGTCAGTACCTGCACCTGGATCATCATCAATATCATCATTTGGATTTGCTTCTGCAAAATCACGTTGTACGTCAGCATCGTCAGATTCAACATTCATAATGTCTTCGCCTAGATCGTACTCATCAACACTTTCAAGGGGATTGTCAAGATATTGATTAATTGCACTTTCTACGATTTTGCTGATCAGCAATGTTTTTTGATATTCATCACTTTTTAGTGATTCATTAAACTTATGCTTAATTTCGAATTCTTTTAATTTATTTTGAATCTTTGTACTATAAGATTCTAGTTGTGCTTGGCTGTATTTGGCCACATCAACTGTAATACCATGTTTGCTACGCAAGTCTTTCTGTAAAGACTCTACTGTAACTGTGTTCATAAAATCTGACGTTTTCATCGTGTGTATTCCCCTAACGTTATTATAGTGTTATTTAGTGTCAAACAGTAAAGTTTCGGCTTCATCTAGAAGCAATCCTACTGTGTGCTTATATTTTTCATATTTAGGCATATATTCATGCAGTCTAGCATTATACATATCTATTTTAAAATCTTCATTGTTTTGTTCAGCAATCTTTAATCCATGCTTTAAAAAGCGTATTTCATTATAATAGTGCAAATATTTATGATCTGCATCTAAATGCTCCTGTTCATCAAAACCTACATCCATGCCCAAATATATTGATATTGCTACTGCTATCTTGTGATTAGCAATGCCTTTATAGTATGATATCTTTGGATTGTGTAGATTTAGTATATTATACCAGCCGTGTCTATCTTTCTTTATATAACAATGTTTGAATTTGATTCCACCATTGTGCGAAACAGGCAATACAAATCCGTTTTGTTTCAAACGAATCTTTACTGACTGTGCAGTGGCCTGAAAGGCAGATACTAATTTTTTGACTTCTGGTTTCATGTCTTTAAAGTATAGCGTAAAACTTAATTTAATGCAAGATCTTTTTTATTATACTTAACCGTTTTAGGCATACCTTTTTGTTTTTTAGAAGGTTGCAGTTCAATTTCACTACCGGTTACATTCTTTACTTTCATTTTGGCATTTACTGTTTTGTTTGGACTTTTTGGATCTGCAATAGGCATTTGAAATTCTTGCCCTCTTTGTAGTTTGGTTTGTTGTGTACCTTGCGTACCCTGTGTACCAATAGTTCCTTGTCCACTGCCTTGTTGTGAAAGTTTCTGTGCTGTGTTTGTTTTTAAACTTTGTTGGTTGTTGCTTTGTTTTCTAGCAGTACCACGTTCTTGTGAAGCAAGGTCAGTTCCTAGGTTACTTATTGCTTTACCTATCTTACCAACAGTGCCGTTATTATTGTTTGTACCCGAGCCTGGTCCTGTTTTTGGTACTGGAGCCATGCTTCGTGCTGTTTTTTGAATTGTTTTTCCTGCACCACGTGCTAATGCTCCTGCTCCACGTGCTAATGCACCTGCACCACGAACCAATGCTCCGCCTGCAACTCTTGCGGCTGTTGCGCCTACTCCAGCAAGAGCACCAATAATAGGAAGGACTTCATCTAACTGTTCTTCAGTCAACTCGTGATCGAGTATAACTTCTTTGAACTTACTGTGTTTTGAATCAATCTCGTCAATACGCATTAACGTTTCCTTTTTTGTACTTTTGCTCTCTTAGGTGCTTTTGCTCTATTCTTACTTAATACTGCTCTACTTACTCCAGAACCTCGTTTGGTAAACATTGATTTCTTTGCCGCCAACTTAGGTGCTTTGGATCTAGTAACAGTCATTGTCTTTTTCTTTTGTGCGTCAATTGGTGCATGACATGTAGACATCTTTGCAACAATACGTCCTTTACGTGGACCACTTACACATCTAAACTTACGTGAAATTTGACCTTTGTGTGAGCCACCTGGCTTACCACCTCGACCAAAGATAAACTTACCACCTGCTTCTGTTAATTCAAAAAGTCTCATCTTCTATTCAACGTCTTCAATGCTCTAGATGCTGGGTTTGTACGTTTAGTACGTTTAGCCTTACGCATCATTCTTTGTCCAAGTTTCTTACGTGTAATACGCATCTTCATTTTGGCTTGTATATTTGGTGGAGCAAAGCATTGTTGTGCTTTAGAAACAATACGTCCATGACGCTTGCCTCCACTACAACGAAACTTACGAACGAGGGCTTTGCCTTTTCGTCCCCAAATTTGCTTCTCCGCGAGATTATTAAAAAGTTCTACTAACAACATGTTAGTATTTAGTTTAAGACATGTTAATGAGAATAACAACGACTGTAGATAACAGTCCTGCAATGATT